TAAATTGTTATAACATTATGGAAGACTTAGATATATTTGAATTATTTATAGATGAAGAAAACGAGTGGGGTGGCATAGAAGCTATCTCTATCGTTGAAAACCCAGCTATAGAAGAAGATTTTATTGCTCTTAAATCGCAAGAAGTTAAACTTGCTGAGGTAGATAACGAGAAGCGTATCCTTATGGGTGCTGCTTTAATACCTAACAAGAAGATATACAGAAAAAACAAAGACCAAGAGTATTACATACACTTCTCTGAGGATACTGTAAGAAAAGCCTCACAGCTTTTTCTATCAAGGGGTAAGCAAAACAACTCAACATTAGAACACGAAGTAGAGTTAGGTGGTTTATCTGTTGTAGAATCTTGGATAATAGAAGACGAAGTACACGACAAGTCTCGTAAATACAATCTTAATATGCCTGTAGGAACTTGGATGGTTTCTGTTAAGGTAAATAACGATGAGGTATGGGAAGAGTTCGTTAAGACAGAGAAGGTAAAAGGCTTTAGCATAGAGGGGTTCTTTAGTGATAAGAAATCAAATGCACCAAAGGAAAGTGTAGAAGAAGAACTATCAGCAGAGGACTTAGCTAAGATATACGAGATACAAGAGATTTTAAGCGTTTCTAACGACGTTGAACTTAAAACCTATAGTGACTATCCACAAGGAGCTAAGAACAACGCTAAAAGGGCTTTAAAATGGAAGAAAGAGAATGGAAGTAGCTGTGGAACTGCTGTTGGTTGGACTAGAGCTAATCAATTAGCTTCTGGAGAGGCTTTATCTCGCTCTACTATTGCACGTATGGCATCATTCAAAAGACATCAGCAACATAAAGATGTACCTTACTCTGAAGGGTGTGGTGGTCTTATGTGGGATGCTTGGGGTGGTTCTGCTGGAGTTAACTGGGCTATTAGCAAACTAAAAAAGATAGATAATGAGTAGGGCTACATATTGCAAATGCAAAAACACATATTGCATAAGCTGCTGTAAAGGATGCAATGCACCTGACTACTGGAAACAAGGCATAGGTAACATAACAGGCATTCCTGAGGATTATTTGATGCAAGAAAATGGAGATTTAATACTTCAAGAAAACAACAATAAAATAATATTATAATGGCAAATTTAAAGATAAGTCAATTACCAGAAACAACAGAATTAGCACTTACAGATAATTTTGCAGTTGTTAGTGGTAGTCAAACTAAAAGAGTGACATTTAGTAGTGTACAAAAAGAAATTGTAAACTACTTAGTTCCTACAAACTTAACAGTATCCGCTGGGAATAATGTTGACTTAGGGAACTCTACTTATAATCATTCAGAAGTTATAAAGCTAACTTGGTCTGGAGTTAATGGAAACATGACTTTAACTCTTCCAGATGCAACCGCAACAAACAGCGTTAATAGAATTGTTAGGTTTTTATCTGACACAACATTTGCGACTAATACAAGAGTTTATGTAACTCCAGCCTCTGGGCAAACAATAGATGGAAATACTAACTACTATGAAATAAATAAAGAGTATGAAGGCATCCAAATGTGGTCGGATGGTACAGAGTGGTTTATTATACAGAAAAAGGCTTAACTGTCTGAAAACGAAACAAACGTTAATTTAATTGTTATACTAATATAAAAATGTTTAATTTATGAAAGCAACAGAAATTTTAGGGAAGCTAAAAGATGTTTTACTTTCTACTGAAGAAGTGGTAACTGAAACTCCTGTAGAGGAGGTAAAAGAAGAGTTATCTGCTGAAGATGTAGTAGAGAACGTTGAATTAGAGTCTCAAGAAGAAGTGGCTGAAGACGTAGTTGAAGAGACTACTGAATTAGCTGAAGAAGACGAACAAGTTGTGGAAGAAGTAATAGAGGATGAAGCCCCTGTTATGGAATACGCATCTAAACAAGACTTAGAAGACCTTAAAAAAGAATTTATGGGTATCATCGAAGGTCTTATGAGAAAAGAAGAAGAATACAAGAAAGAAGTACCTGCTGAGCTAAGTTCAGACGAGGTTGTAGAGGAAATCTCTCACTCACCTGAATCTGGTATTGAAAGCAAGTCTAAGTTTGTTATCGGTGGTAACAGAGCTATGACAACTAAAGACAGAGTATTCGCAAAAATGTTTAATAATTAATTATTTAATAAAAATGGCAACAACAACATCTATTACTACAACTTATGCTGGTGAGAAATTACAAGGTTTTATCTCTGCTGCATTATTATCTGCTAACACTATCGAAAATGGTGGTGTAACAGTTAAACCAAACGTTAAATTCAAAGCTGTAATCAAATCATTGGCTACAGGAACTTTAATTGCTGATGACACTTGTGATTTCACAGACAGTTCTTCAGTAACTCTTGCTGAAAGAATTTTAACACCTGAGACTTTTCAGGTAAACCTACAACTATGTAAAGACGATTTCCGTTCTGACTGGGATGCAATCTCTATGGGGTATTCAGCTTTCGATAGCTTACCTCCATCTTTTGCTGATTACTTAGTAGCACACGTTGCTTCTAAAGTAGCTGAAGAAATGGAAACTACTATCTGGAGTGGAGTTAATGGAACTGCTGGACAGTTTGATGGATTCACTACTTTATTTGCTGCTGATGCATCTGTAATTGATGTAACTGGAACTGCTGCAATTACTGCTGCTAATGTAATTGACAAAATGGGAGACGTTGTAGACTTAATTCCTTCTGGAATCTACGGAAAAGAAGACCTTAAATTATACGTTTCTAAAAATGTTATGAAGGCTTACGTTCGTGCATTAGGAGGATTTGGAGCTGCTGGATTAGGAGCTAATGGTTCTGACAACAAAGGAACACAATGGTATGACAACGGAGCTTTATCTTTCGATGGTGTATCTGTATTTATGGCTAATGGTCTTGCTGATAACAAAATGGTAGCTGCTCAGTCTTCTAACTTATACTTCGGTACAGGTGTATTATCTGACTTAAACCAAGTTAAAGTATTAGACATGGCTGACCTTGATGGTTCTCAAAATGTTCGTGTAATTGCACGTTTCACAGGAGGAATCCAGTACGGATTTGGTTCTGAGATTGTATACTACACAGCTTAATAACTGTTTAATCTAATATAAAGGGGATGGGTGTCTTATCCCATCCCTTTTTTTGTTTAACTATAAAACTATAAAAATATGTCTTGTGATATTACAACAGGAAGAACAGAAGCGTGTAAGGAAAGTGTTGGTGGCTTAAGAAACATCTACATTGGAAATTACGTTGATGGACTTTACGCTGATGCAACATCTAACCTAGATGCTGACGAGCAAATAACCTCATTAACAACTGACCTAGTTGTTTACAAGTTTGAACTTAGAGGTGACAACAATACTTTTGAGGAGACTAACGAAAACTCAAGAGATAACGGAACTTCTTTTTGGACTCAAACTGGAGCTATCGTATTAAAGAAACAAGATGCTGCTACTCAGAAAGCTCTTAAATTGCTTTCTTACGGAAGACCACATATCCTAATCGAAGATTACAATGGTAACTTTAGATTAGCTGGACTTCAAAATGGAGTAGAGGTATCTGTATCTACTGCTACTGGCGGTGCAATGGGAGACCTTAATGGGTATAACTTATCTTTCGAAGGAAAAGAAAAAGAACCTGCTTACTTTGTATCATCTGCAATAGTAGGAGCTGGACTTGATTTTGATGTAAATGCATCAGTTATCAATCCGTAATAACTAATATGTTTAATATTAAGGGGGCTATGTTTAACATAAGCCCCTTTTTTATTAAATAAAATGAAAAGCAATGTTTGTTGTTATAATACTATGACAATAGCAGATATAAATAGCTTACCTGTAATTAGGGTTAATATTACTGGGAGAAGTTTCACTTCTTTAGCGGCTAAGATAACAAATCAAGAAACCAAGAAGGTTCACACTGTTGCAACAGGTAATATTGTTGTGGGTGCTGAGAATGCTTATGTGGACTTGACTATAACTGACTCTACTTTTCAGTCAGAGATAAACAGCAATAGCACTTTGTCTGTTAATATTTATAATTCATCAGATTCCTCACCTGTTTACAGGGATATAGTTACGTTTAGAACTTCATTAGCTTCTACTTCGGATTATGTTCAGGACAACTCTGATTATGAATACATATTTGTATAATAATAATACTATGGAAGACAATAAACACATTAGAGTAGTAAACTTAGCTGCATACCAGACTCCAGTTGTAAAAGAGGAATACAACAGGGATTGGGTATCTTATGGCGAAAGCAATGACTACTTTCAGAATCTTATAGACAACTACTTAGGCTCTCCTACTAATTCAAGATGTATCAATGGTATTATTGATATGATTTACGGAAGAGGCTTAGAGGCTCTTGACCGAATGGACAAGCCTGAGATGTACTTAGAGATGAAGAAGCTACTTAACAAGAAGCAAATAAAAAGAATAGTACATGACTACAAAATGTTAGGTCAAGCTGCTATTCAGATATCTTACAATAAAAGAAAGACTAGAATACTTAAGGTATCTCACTTCCCTATGGAAACATTGAGAGCTGAGAAAGCAAATAAAAAAGGTGGAGTAGATGCTTATTACTATCACCCAAATTGGGCTAATGTAAAGCCTTCTGACAGACCTAAGAGGATTCCTACATTCAAGAATGGAACTAAAGGTCAAACTAACGAGATATACGTTATAAAGCCTTATAGAAGCGGTTTCTATTACTATGCACCTGTTGATTACAACGGATGTTTACAATACTGTGATTTAGAGCAAGAGGTATCAAATTACCACATAAACAACATAAAGAATGGTTTACAGCCATCTTTATTAATCAACTTTAACAATGGTGTGCCACCAGAGGAAACTCAGTCTGCCATTGAGAACAAGATATACGACAAGTTCAGCGGAAGTTCAAATGCCGGTAAGTTTATCATTGCATTTAACGAGTCACAAGAGACTAAGGCTGATTTAGAGCCTATTCACTTGCCAGATGCACACGCACAGTATCAGTTCATGTCTGATGAAGCAAGAGAGAAGATAATGTTAGGGCATGGGATTGTATCTCCAATACTTTTAGGTATTAAAGACAATACAGGCTTTGGTAACAATGCAGAAGAGCTTAGAACAGCATCTATCCTTATGGATAACATTGTTATTAGACCATTTCAGGAAGAAATCATTTCTTGCTTAGATGAGATACTAGAATTTAACGGAATCTATTTAGATTTATACTTTGTTACTTTACAGCCTATTGAGTTTACTGAACTAGAGAATATATCTACTAAAGTAAAGAGAGAAGAAGAGACAGGAGAGAAACTAAGCCAAAATCTAAAACAGATAGATGGCAAAGAAGTCTATGAAACAATAGAGCAAGCAGAAGCTAAGGCTTTAGAGCAAGGTTGTGAAGGATATCACGAACACATAGAGGGTGACAAAACTTGGTATATGCCTTGTAAGGCACATAGCGAGTCCCTAAGAGACTTAGGAGAAGAAATGAACGACAACCCTATAAATGAAAAGATATGAGCTTAAAAGCGTTATTTATAAGTGTTACTGATTTAAAGAAGAAGTCAATTATTGATGGAAACGTTGATAGTGACAAAATAGTACAATATATTGAGATTGCACAGGACATTCATATACAGAATTATTTAGGTGGAAGTTTATACAAAAAGTTACAGGAGTTAATTATAGCTGGAACTATAACAGATGTTGCTAATGCTGATTATAAGACATTGTTAGATGATTACGTAAAGCCTATGCTTATTTGGTACACACAGGCTACTTACATACCTTACAGTATGTTTCAAGTAAACAATGGTGGTTTATTTAAGCACAGAAGTGAGAACTCTGACACAGCTTCTAAAGACGAGATGGATTATCTTGTACAAAGAACAAGAGATACTGCTGAGTTTTATACTAAGAGGTTCTTAGATTATATTTGTAACTACTCTAACTTATATCCTGAATATACTAGTGGTACTAATGAAGAGATGAACCCTGATAGAGATGTAAATTATACAGGAGGCTGGTTCGTATAATGAATAAGAAGAATGTAAACATATACAAGCCAAAAGAGGTAAATATCATTAAACTGAAAGAGTACTTGCAAAAGGTAAGTGAAACAGACAAGAATAAGAATATAACACAGAACAATGACAAACACAATAAATTGGGGTAAAGTATACCTTACGACTTGGTTCGGAATAGGAGTATCTACTAACACAATAAGCTGGGGTAAAGTATACGAAGACTTAGGTTTTAATTTTGTTGCTAATAACTTTAGAGATAGAGTTATTGCAGATGGTGGAACAGTAGAGGCTTTAGGTTGTGTATCTAGTGCTGGGGAAAATTGGAATTACAATTACAGAGTTACTAATGATGGTGGAACTGTGGAGTCTTTAGGGTGTGTAGAATTTAGAAATATAATATAAATAATAAAATAAAATAAAATGGCAATACCAACTTTAGCAATGATACCAAGCGGTTATAAGGCTGGAAAACTTTATAGCGTGCTACCCTCTGATGGGACTGGAGATTTTACTGTAGCCAGAAATTCAGTAGCAACAAGAGTGAATCAATCTGGATTAATCGAGGAGGTAGGTGTAAATGTACCTAGACTAGACTATTCTGCTGGAGGCTGTCCAGTATTATTAACTGAAATACAAAGTCAAAATAAAATTACTTATTCAGAAGATTTTAGCAATTCTTCTTGGTTAAAGACAAGAGCTTTAATTAGTAGTAATGTAGCTATTTCTCCAGATGGTACTTTAAACGCTGATAAATTAATAGAAAACACAGAATCAACTACACATTCAACACAACATAACGCTACTATTGGAAACGTAAATACAACCATTTCTGTTTTTGTAAAAGCTGACACAAGAAGTAGGGTTAGGATTATACTTACAGATTTAACAACTGGGGACTATAGAATAGATTTAAACTTAAATAACTCATCTGTTATAGAAAATAATGGAGGTAGTAGAGGTTCTTGGACAAATACATCTTATAAAATAGAAAATTTCACAAATAATTGGTACAAGGTTAGTTTAGCTGCAACTAAAGGAGCTGGTTCACAAGCATCTTTAAGTATTAATTTATTAGATAATAGCGGAAATCATTCATATACTGGAGATGGAACAAGTGGTTTTTACATTTGGGGCGCACAATTAGAAGCTCAACCAGCGGTTACTTCTTATATCAAAACTACTGGAACAATTCAAACTCGTGAAGCAGATTTAGTTAATGGTGCTGGAAGTGCAGCTACATTCAATTCACTAGAACACACATTTTTTGTAGACTTAAATAGTATGTTTCAAAGTGGAACAACTTCAGCTATTAGCATTGTAGGTTCAACTGGGACTGTTAGTTCTAATAGGATAATGATATTAAAGCAAGCTAATAATACAGATGTAACGTTTCAAATTAAAAGTGGTGGTGCAACAGCAGCAACCGAAACATTATCAAACATAGATTCTAGTGTAAGACAAAAGCTAGTAATAACAGTAAAATTAAATGAGGTTAAGTACTACCGAAATGGCTTTCTTTTTGCAACAGATACTGGAACAATTCCTTTACCAGTAAGTTTAGGGGAAATAACATTAACTTCTGGCACAACTGGTTCTCCTCTTGCTGCAAGTACAAAAGACATAAGATACTATAATCAAGTTTTAACAGAAGCTGAAACACTAGAATTAATGTCTTATGATAGTTTTAACGAAATGGCATCAGCCTTACAATACACAATTAAATAATTATGGCAAATACTTTAAAATTTGGTAACGGAAATTGGGCAAC